AAGGGATTTACCAACACTGTGAATCGATCTAATTTAAACGAAGCAGTGAAAAAAGTCATTGGCAACAGCAAAATATCTGTGCCAGATTTTGCACCTCCGGGCACCAGCTAAATATCTGTATGGCCACATTCATTGGATTTAACACACAGAATCAATACAAAAAATTCACACTGGTAGATGGCGAATTAATCAAGCGCGACCTACTGAACGCATTCAATGTGTGGCAAGGGCAATTGCCTGGTCGCCCATCATACGGAACCACACTCTGGAGTTTTTTGTTTGAAAGCCAGGATCAAACTACCATGGCCAATATTCTGCGTGAAGTACAAAGAGTAGCCGGCGGTGATCCTAGAATTTATCTGAATGATGTACAAGTGTACCCACAGGAAAACGGTGTGTTGATTGAACTTGAGATACAACTGGTAGCTGGTGCAGATGCACAATTGCTGAGTGTATTTTTTGATCAACAACAGCGCAGAGCTTCGTTCGTATAAAAGTAGCCGTTTACTTTATCGGTAAATAACATATTAACGGAATATCATGGCACGCACCACTAGACAAACAGTTATATTTGGCGTTGAAGACTGGAAACGCATCTATCAGACCTTTAGAGAAGCTGACTTTCAAAGCTACGACTTTGAAACTTTGCGAAAAAGTTTTGTAGATTATCTTCGACAGTATTATCCTGAAACATTCAACGACTATATTGAAAGTTCAGAATTCATTGCATTACTAGACGTTGTTGCATTCATGGGTCAAGCAATGGCCTTCCGCAACGACCTGAACACCCGTGAAAATTACATAGACACAGCAGAGCGTAGAGACTCAGTGGTACGCCTGGCCAACTTGGTAAGCTACACTGCCAAAAGAAATACAGCAGCCCAAGGTTACCTCAAAGTATTTTCAGTGCAAACCACTGAAAATGTCACAGACTTCAACGGAATTGACCTGGCCAACGTCACTATCAACTGGAACGATCCTACCAATTTCAACTGGGAAGAACAATTCACAGCCATTTTAAACGCTGCTCTAGTGGATACTCAACGTGTGGGTCGCCCAGGCAATCGTCAAGACATCGTGGGTGTAAACACATCTGAATATGCTATCAACCTGGTTCCAGGATTCCTGCCTGTGTTGCCATACAATGCCACTGTGGACGGCGTCAACATGCCGTTCGAAGCAGTAAATTCCACATCCGTGGGTCAAGACTATCTCTACGAACCTGCTCCTGTGGCCAATGGCATTTTCAATATCCTGTTCCGCAGCGACTCCTTGGGGTTTGCAGCAGCCAACACTGGTTATTTCTTTTATTTCAAACAAGGTGTGTTGCAAAGTCAAGATTTCAATCTGGCAGAACGAATCAGCAATCGCACAGTCAACATCAACATTGAGGGCGTCAACAACGAAGATCGCTGGGTGTTCCAGTTGGACAATGTGGGTACTGTTGTGGGTCAATGGCAGTATGTAGAATCAGTTTTTGCTGCGGCAGCAGAACAACTGACACCTGATCAACGCAAATTGTTTTCCACAACATCAAGAACCAACGATCAGATCACGTTGACATTTGGCGATGGCGTATTTTCTGCAATCCCGGTGGGCTTGTTCCGTGCCTATGTTCGTGCCAGCAACGGTCTGCAATACATTATCAATCCAGAAGAAATGCAAAGTGTGGTCTTGCCAATCAGCTACATCAGCAGAACTGGTCAGTTGCAAACAATCACATTCACCTGTGGCATTACCACTCCTGTCAGCAATGCACAGGCCAGAGAAACTCTGGACGAAATCAAGCAACGTGCTCCTGCTAGATACTACACACAGAACCGCATGGTCAACGGCGAAGACTACAACAACTTTCCGTTTACCTTGTACAACTCAATTATCAAAAGCAAGGCGCTGAATCGTGCCAGCATTGGTACCAGTCGATATCTTGACCTGGTAGACAACACAGGCAAATACAGCTCAACTAACATTTTTGGATCTGACGGTGCCCTGTGGGAAGAAAACCAACTGCCCACATTTGTGTTCTCGTGGTTGAATCGCAACGACATTGCCAGCGTGATCACCAACCAGATACAACCACTGTTGATCACCAACGGTTTTACGCAGTTCTATTATGCAAATTTTCCAAGACCAGACTTGGCAGTACTCAACATTACCTGGAATCAAAGTACCACAATGGCCAATGAGACCACTGGCTATTTTGTAAATTCCACCGGCGGCCCGGTTCCAATTGGCACTTTTTCTAGCAACAACACAAAATATATTCAAGTGGGTAGCCTGGTAAAGTTTGCTGCACCTGCTGGCTATTATTTTGATGCCAACAATAGACTTCGACTGGGAACTCCTGTTCGTGCAGATGAAACACTCACCATCTGGGCCAGTCCAAGCATTATTGTGTTGAATGGCACAAACCAAGGACAGGGCAACTTTGACAATGGAACTGGACCAGTCACACTCAATAATTTTGTGCCCACGGGAGCAATACCTGTGTCTGTAATTCCGTTGTTGGTTACAGATATTCCGGCCAGCCTTGAATCCTCAATTGCTGATCAGATCTTGTTGTTTAGAAACTTTGGACTTGGATATGATAACACCACACAGACCTGGTATCTAATTACATCTAATAATCTTGCTATCAATGCGGACTTTAGCCTGGCCAACGCACAAGATACATCGGGCACAGGCCAAGATGCAAGCTGGGTCATTCAATGCCTAACAGATGGACTCAGTTACACTGTGACCAGCCGCGCACTGGTGTATAATTTTGGATCTGTGCTGCAAACAAGATTTTTCTTTGAATCAGGGCAACGCATTTTTGACACTCGCACAGGCACAACAATCAGCGACTTTGTCAAGGTGTTGAGAACCAACAGCCTGCCAGATTCCAATCAACCTCTACCTGGCGACATCAGTCTTTCTATTATTGGCCAGCCAGTGGAGTCTGACGGATATGTTGACGATTATCAAGTGATTGTCAGTTACCAAGATGTGGACAGTGATGGAGTAGCAGATGATCCAGATTTTTTTGATGAAATTGTGGCACCGTTGGTTGTTCCAAATTCAAAACTGGTGTTCTTTGAAAAGACAGTGGACTTTGACAATCTACAACGGTATATTCTAGTTGAGCCAGGCCGTGTGGTCAGTGAGTATGCTATCAAGAATGATATCGAAGCAGTCAAGGGAGAATATGTGGCAGGGCAAATTTTCTATGCCTACAATCAAGAAATTTATGTTGGACCCTTGACCGGCCAAGTGGGTGCTTTTTATGAACTAGCAGTCAGCACAACTTTTGTGAGATCACTTGTGGATGTATCTGCAGATTGGATAGCAAGAGTTGGACGCCAAAGTTTGTATTTTCAATACAGACACAATGCTCCACTGACTTCTCGTATTGACCCAGGGACTACCAACATCATTGACCTGTATGTGGTCACACAAAGCTATTATAATGCTTATCAAAACTGGATCAGAGACACCACAGACACAGTGCCCGAACCCAGTGTGCCCACAATCAATGAATTGTCGACTGCGTATCAGAATCTCAACAACTACAAAATGATTTCCGACAATGTGGTAGTGAATTCAGTAGTATTCAAGCCACTGTTTGGTGCCAAGGCAGCACAAGAACTCAGAGCCACAATCAAGGTTATTCGTGCAGCCAATTCAACAGCCAGCGAAAGCGAAATTAAAAATTTAGTAGTGGCCAACTTGAATGAGTATTTCTCAATTGACGCATGGGATTTTGGAGATACATTTTATTTCTCAGAACTTGCAGCCTACATCCATAGAAATATGGGCGGCATTGTGAGTTCTGTAGTGCTGGTGCCCCTGGACCCATTGAAGAGTTTTGGTGACCTGTATGAAATACGGTCCGCACCAGATGAAATTTTTGTCAATGCAGCTGGAGTCAGCTCAGTAGAAGTGATCACAGCATTGACGTCAACCAACCTTAGAACCGCACCAGGCAGTGGAGTAATTTAATGGATAGAACAAGAACCGTAGATTTTCTACCACCAATATTTCAAACTACTACCAACAAACAGTTTTTGGCAGCCACTCTGGACCAATTGATCCAAGAGCCGCAGTTTAAAAAGACACAGGGTTTTGTTGGTCGCAGAGTTGGCCCAGGTGTAAATCCCAATGACTATTATGTGATTGAGCCCAATGCCACCCGAGCAAATTATCAACTTGAACCGGGCGTGATTAGTCTGACTCCAGACACAACAGATATTTCTGACGCAATAACCTACCCTGGCATCACTGACGCACTAGCTCGTCAAGGAGCCAAGACAAACAACTCAGATAGATTGTATACCAGTGATTACTATACCTGGGATCCGTTTATTAGTTTTGACAAATTTGCAAACTACAGTCAGTACTACTGGTTGCCAGCTGGTCCATTGTCAGTGGACGTTAGTGCCACGGTAATTCCGCTGACAGATAGTTTTGATATCACTCGTGGCACAGATGTGTATGAATTCTCAGGTGTTGCCGGTGAGAATCCCATCATCACTCTGGTTCGCGGCGGCAACTATGATTTTGTTGTGAATCAAGCTCCCAATGGATTCTTTATACAAACGGATCCTGGTGTAAACGGCCGACTGCCATACGCTCCTAATATCAGTTCAAGAGACATACTCGGAGTGATCAACAACGGCGAAGATGCTGGCACAGTAACTTTTAATGTTCCGCTGAAAAATGCTCAACAATTCTATTATGACCTAACACTGGTGCCAACCACTCCAACAGCGGGACAAGTGGACTTGATAACTGACTTGAAATTCAATCAGATCAACAACATATACGTGTCAGAATTTTTAGCACAATATCCGTCGGGTATTGATGGCATCACAAATCTCAACGGACGCACAGTGGTGTTCACCAATCAGATTGCTGACCCAACTGACGGCGGCTGGTTGATCACTAGTCAATTTGATCCATTGGCTCAGATTCCCACCAACAATGGATTGCTAGGCAGTTTTGATACACAAGTATACGATCAAACAACACCCATCCTCAATGTTGACACACGATATAGTGTGTGGGCAATACAATACCAGTATGACAATGATGGAAATGCCATCCTGCAATTGTCATCAGTGACACAGTGCCCACTGCTGAATAAATTCACCGTGATGTTTGGTACCAAATGGGCAGGAACTCAATGGTATCGCGACGCAGAAGGCTACTTTGAAGAAATACCATTGCTCACTGCAATCAAAGATCTGCTGTGGTATCAAGATGGAACCAACCCAGAAATTTTTGGACAGATTCGCCTGATTGATCAAAGCCAGGTGGAAACACTGAACATAGTAACCGACATCCTTGGCAAGAAAAATTATGTTGCGCCCAACGGTGTGGTGTTTACCAACAATCTCAAAGTTATCTTTAGAGGCAGTGTTGTTCCTGCTGGTTATCAGAATCAAACCTATTATGTAGCCGGAGTGGGCACAGCCATACAACTGTTGCCAATCACTGATTATGTTACTCCAGAAACCTACACCAAAAGCGCCACAGTGCCGTTTGATTCACTGCCGTTTGACATAGGCAACTTTGACGCCAGCCTAAATCAGCCTCTGGTGCCTGATTACCTTACTATTGCGCTGGATAGTCCTGATCGTAATGCCTGGACCAGATCCAATCGTTGGTTCCACATTGATGTTATCAATGCATCTGCAGAATACAACAACACTATTCCACTAATAGACAATGCGTTTCGTGCCAAGCGACCTATCTTGGAATTCCGTGGTGGCACAAGATTGTTTGGCATGGGTACTCAGGCCAAGACACCGGTCAACATCATAGATTTTCAAACAACTGATGCTTTGTCAACTATCAATGGTACCATTGGATACGCAGTTGACGGGTATTCGTTTATTTCTGGAAGTCGAGTGATCTTTGCAGCAGACAACGACCCGCAGGTTCGCAACAAAATTTATCTAGTGGAATTTATTACTCCCAGCACAGATGGCAGCACGTTGATACTTCAACCAGTTATTAATCTAGTGCCTGCGTCTGACGCAGATGTCTTGATTGATCAATGCACTGTTTGTTCAAGTGGCAACACTTTGCAAGGTATAAGTTTTTTCTACGATGGTGTTCAATGGATTACTGCACAAGAAAAAACTTCAGTCAATCAAGCACCGCTATTTGATGTGTATGATCAAGATGGATTTAGTCTTGGTAATCGTGTGGTATATCCTAGTTCAACATTTGTAGGCAGCAAATTGTTCAGTTATGCTGTGGGATCAGGAGTTGAAGATACTGTATTGGGATTTGCTCTACGATACCTCAGCATCAACAATGTGGGTGACATTGTGTTTGACAATAACTTTTATACAGACACATTTATTCATGTAGACAACAATGTCAGCACCGAAAATCCCGTCAGCATTGGATTTGTTCGTCAATACGCTGATAGAACAGTGTATGAAAAAGAGATTGGATGGCAACGTGCTGCAACCAAGAGTTTGATTTATCAACAATTTAGTTTTACATCAGTTGTCGATACACCCTTGGTACTTGATGTGGCTGTGGTTCCAACAGGAGTTGTACCCAGTGTTAAAATTTATGTAGGTAGTGTGTTCCAGGACCCCACAGCATATACCTTTACCACAACTGCCAATACTACCACAATTACATTTAACAGCAGCATAGTTATAGTACCCGGCGATGTTATTGAAGTGCTGGCCTTGAGCGATCAAGTTAGTTCTGTGGGCTTTTATCAAGTTCCTGTCAATCTTGAAAACAATCCACTGAACAGCAACTCAGCAAACTTCACACTGGGCACAGTAAGAACACACTACGAAACTATTGCACAGAATCTAGTGGCATTGACTGGCAAAGTCAACGGTGCCAACAACACACGAGATCTTGGCAATATTATTCCTTATGGTCTAAATATTCTACAACAAAGTGCGCCAATGACCCTGGCTGGGTATTTCTTGCGCAAACCCGAGTACGAAATTTTTGCTGCTCTTTCATACAACTCAAGAGAATACGAAAAATTCAAAGCACAATTGCTGAACACAGCGGTGACCAATGACTATGTTAATTTCACTGTGCCAGAAATACTCACAGCAGTAATTTCTGATATAACACTTGGCCGTACCAGCACTAATCCGTTTTACTGGAGTGATATGTTGCCCACGGGCAGTGTGTACACACAACTACAGACCACAGTAACGCCAATTTCTACAGCGGTATTTGACACCACACAGGTGTACAATTATACTTCGGCCAACTACCTTGGACTGCTGGTTTATGTAAATGATATTTTATTGACTCGTGACCTCGGATATGTGGTTGCCACAGATGGACCTAGAATTACTATCACAGTGCCATTGGCGGTGGGTGATGTAGTTGTCATACAAGAATATCCCGAGACCTACGGTAGCTATGTGCCAAACACTCCTACCAAACTAGGACTGTATCCTGCATATATTCCAGAAATTTTTCTTGATGAAACTTATGTAAATCCAGTTTTTGTTATTCGCGGCCACGACGGATCTATTACCAGAGCATTTGGAGATTTCCGTGATGCATTGCTGCTGGAGTTTGAGACCAGAATCTATAACAATCTCAAACTGGACGGCAATCCTGTGCCCTTGACCACAGCCGAAGTTGTGCCTGGTGAATTCCGTACCACTGATTATACACTTGGTGAAATAACAGATATTCTCAGCCAAGATTTTCTGACCTGGGTAGGCTGGAACAAACTAGACTACAAAACACAAGATTATCAACAGAACAATCAATTCACCTGGAATTATTCCACAGCGTCAAACAAGTTAACTGCCAACCAGCCACTGGCAGTAGGTGCCTGGCGCGGCCTTTACAATTATTTCTACGATACAATTTATCCAAACACTAGACCCTGGGAGATGTTGGGATTTAGTGTTATACCTGTATGGTGGGAAGACGAATATGGACCAGCTCCTTACACTTCGGGCAACTTGGTGCTCTGGGAAGACCTAGCAGCAGGCCTGATTAGAGATCCTGTAGCACCGTATGTGCTGCCGGAATACGTCCGTCCCGGGTTAACAGATGTAATTCCGTCTGGCAGTGAAGGTGCCTTGTTGAGTCCCATGCAAGTGATGGTAGGAAACTTCAACAGCAACGACTTCCGCAAGAGCTGGGTCGTGGGTGATGATGGTCCGGTAGAAAACGCCTGGCGCA